GCTGATAATGATATCAATGCAATTAAATCATTAGGAGTAATTCCTGATGGTTACTCAGTTAATCACTATTTAACTGATACAAATGCATTCTATCTATTAACAGACATACCAAATGGTATGAAGCATTTTGTTAGAACACCATTAGAAACAGGCATGGATGGAGATTTCGACACAGGTAATGTTCGTTATCGTGCTAGAGAAAGATATAGCTTTGGCGTATCTGATCCTCTAGGAATCTATGGAAGCCCTGGTTCTTCATAGGTCTTTTAGTTAAAAAAATAAATATTCTCTAGGGAATAGATATTTTTAAAAGGGGAAGTTCTTGCTTCCCCTTATTTTTTTGTGTAATATTAAATGAAATAAACGAATCACTTGACTAACCTAGGTTAGACAACCCAACGACAAGGAGATTACAAATGGGTAAAACAACATTTTCAGGTCCTATTAAAGCAGGAACTATTAACGATACAACAGGTACTACAGTAGGAACAGATGTTACTAATGTAGGTTTTGTTACATTAACACAATCAAAATTAGTAGATATCACAGGTGCAAGTCATCTTAATCAAAGAGTTGCAATTATTCCTGCAAATTCACAAATTGTAGATGTTATCTTAAATGTGACAACTGCTGGTAACGATGGTGGAGCAGCTACTATTGATGTAGGAACTACAGCAGATGCAGATGCTTTTTTAGATGGTGTTAACACTAAAGCAGTAGGCACAACACACGGAACTTTAGACACAGAAGCTACTAATGTAGGAACAACTGATTTAGAAGTTCTTGCTGATTTTACAGGTGCTAATGGTGACGGAACAACAGGTGTTGCTACAGTTACTGTTCTTTATGTTCAAAACAATAACCTTTCTTAATAACTAAGGAGGTCTAAATGGCAGACGAAAAGAAAGCTAAAGCTAAATCTAAACCTAAAAAATCAACAAATAAATACGATAGAGTTGGTTTTGTTCAAGCTACAAAATCTGTTAAAAAGGAGAAGTAAATGGCTGCAACACTAAGAAAAATCCAAGACGGAAGTAGTAGAGCAGTATGTGTTTTTACTAATCCTGACAATACTGCTGAAAGTAATGCTGTTAAAATTGATTTAAATAGTGGTGGAACAGGTTTAACTTTAGAAGATAATGAACTAGGTCAAAAATGTACAAGAGTAGGTATTGAAAAAATATGGTACTCTAACATAGGTATGGGTGTTAAAATTCTTTTTAAAGCAAATGCTAATGAACTAGCTATTGAACTTAAACAAGATTGGTCTGACACAATATGTTTCAAAGAGTTTACTGCGTTAAGAGACTCAGGAACAGCAGGTACTAATGGTAATATTTTATTTACTACTGTTGGTGCAGGTTCAGGTGACACTTACACAATTGTTATTTCATTTAAAAAATATTATGGATAATAGGAGATAATATGCCTCAAGGTAAAGGAACTTACGGCTCTACAAGAGGAAGACCACCTAAAAGAAG